CTATGACTCTTCTGAGTTCGCTGCCACTAGTGCTTTACTAGATGATGACGATGCGATGGAAGCAGTATGGAAGAAGGAGTATTCCTTAGCAGAATTAGTTGCTGCTGATCAGTTCAAATCATATGATGAACTCAAGACTCGTTTGAGTAATGTTCTTGGTAACAAGCAAGTTCGTAACGATGCTGAAACTATAGAGCAAGAGTTTGAAGATGTTAAAGCATCAGTTCCTGTTACTGAAACAGTAGAATCTGTATCTAAAGCATCTACTTCAGATGATGACGATGATGCATTATCATACTTTTCTAAATTAGCTGAAAGTTAATGAAAATCAAGCCTCTTAAACATTGTAGGTTATCCCAAATGAAGTTCTTCTACTGGGACCCAAAAGATGATCCAAGAGAGCCTGAATATTGGGAAGACTCACCTTCGGGTGGGTCTTTTTTATGACAATAAAGAAGTATTTTCAGTCTTAATGAGGAATGGATCTAGGTATTGTGAGTTTCTATCATATCTCATTATTCTCTTAAGATCTTGTAAGAACATTTGTAAAAAATCTGGTCTTAAAATATCGATTGATCTTTTTTCATTATTTCTATTAGACTCATATTCCCAATTAGAAATACCTACAATTGGTGATATATCAACTGTTCCAGCATATTGAATTATTTCTGCACCTGTATTTCCAGTCCACGTTTCATTTAATGGCCAAACACTTCCTGGACCTGGAATTGTAAAAGCTGAATCTACTGATCTTTTTGGTTCTAATATTAATCTATTTTTATCATCTCTAATTTCAATAGTTTCATAATGATGAATATCATTTATACCAGCAAGGCCATACTTATTTACAGTATAATTATATAAATGTTGATCTGAGATTGGCCAATCATTGTGTATATTGGTTATACCAGCAGTAAGAACAACTACAAAATCTAGATCAGAAGAACCATATACTTCACTTGCAACTGTATCAGGTCTTGCTTCATCTGCAATAATAAACTTATTAAAGACGGTTGCAGAATCCGACAACCAATCCATTATTTTAATTTTTCTGAAAAAGTTTTTAACAATTATATAATCACCAGATCTAGTTTTAGATGATAATGGTGATGGGTAACTTACATTAGGTAGTTGTCTGAAATATCCCATTAGTATCCTACTCCATCTGTTAGTGGGACATTATCATAATCTTCAGCGTATATTGGATTAGTCTCTTTAAATGTCATTTGCATTTTAATATGTATTGGTGTTCCATCTTCATATGTTGCATAGTTTCCATTACCTGTATAATTAACGCTTAATGCTGATAATGCACAAGGTTTGAATACATTCAGGAATGGATGTTGTTTACCACCACTTAAATACCTAAGTAAGAATAGGTCTGGAGCAGCTACAAAAACACCTGCACTACTACCACCACTATTACTATATTCACTTGATCCTAATCCATCTGCTTTAGGAGACATTGCTTGTTTTAAAGATCTTATAATTTTCTTTATTCTTTCTCCTTCTTTCTGTTCTCTTGCAGTAAAAGTAACATCAAATCTAAACTCTCTTAAGTTTACACCATCAAATAATAATTCTTTATTTGAGTTTAATATATTTCCAGATCCTCTTGATAATACATTATTTGCAGTTACGTTTGCACCGAATTGATTAACTGCTAAACCTGCTAATGTAGATCTTAAAGTATTTGATAATGTACCACCTGTTTCTATACCTTCAACTTCAACTCCTTGAGTAACCATAGTCATAAGGTCATCCCAATTCTCTCCTCCAGACTTAGACATCATAGAGTTTGCAATATCCATACCCATTATTGTAAATAGGTTCATTGTGCTTTCACCCCAAGTCACAGAGGTTGTATCACTTATTTGTTGTGGTATTGGTAGTTCTATATAAAACTTTGTGAATTGTTTAAATCCAGCATTTCCTTTTGAATATTGATCATATCGGGAAGACATACCTCTTCCCATTGTGGTTTTATATTTCATTGCACCTTCACCATTACTAAATTTTTCATAATCTTTTTTTATTCCATCAATACCCTTATCTCCTTCACCAAATCCTCCACCAATACCGTCACCTTTTTCAGGTGGTCTATATTTTACTGCTTGTATTAAAAGACTGTCTTCTTTAGCAGTTGATCTATTTAATGGGTAAGATAAAAAGAATGGAGAACCATAATTTGATTTCTTAGAACCAGTTTGAGTTGTTTGTTGAGTTGTTCCAGTTGTCTCCGCTACAGCATTATTTCCACTTGGCTGTTCACCCTTCCCTCTTTTATCAAAGTCCCATTTATTAAATGTAAGAAAATCTGCTGTTCCACCAGCCCAACGTTTGATCCCCATTATCGACCTATTTCGCTAATTATGATCTATTTATACATTCATTCGGAATCTTGCAAAAGGTACACCATCAAGATCAGTTAATTCTGAATGGGTTATCTCATATAACCCATCTACAATCTCATTCCAAGTATAATTTCTATAAGTATTCCAATGAAAATTGATGCCACGAAATCCCCATTCAAAAACATCAGTAACTGCAACCATAGGATGTTGATCGTATCTTAAGTTGGGTGTTTTTGCATTGTATATGAATACATAATATTTTCCTTCTTGTGGAGTTGGACCACTTGATGATAACGATCCTATGATTTTTGACATTAAATCGTCAGGATGTTCTGTACCAATTAGATCATTAAGTATATGTGATACTCTATTTCTAGATTCTCTTTCTTGTCTAAGTTTTTCTTTTTGACGGGTAACAAAGGAACCTTGTTGTTTCTTTGCTTTTGTTCTAGTTGTTAGAGTACTTTTAGTATTCTTTTCAGGTGCAACACCTCTTTTGTTTTTGATTGCATCTTTGTTTCTTTTGGCAGCAGCTGCCATTCTTTCTGAAAGACTTTCTGCCATTACTTAATACCTAATTCTTTTTCAGTAACTACTTTAAACTCCCACTGTCTATCATCGCAAAACTCTTTTGCTGCTTGCCATTTTGCTTGATTTTTTGCATATTCATATGCTTCACGTAAATATCCTCTAGTTTGTCTTTTTGGTTTTTTTGGTGGAGAACATTGTTTTAATGGTTTTACTTCAATAACATAGTTTTTAATAACACCATTAGTTTCTTTTACTTTCATATAGAAGTCTGGAAAATACCTATGAACCTTATTATCTACAGGAGATCTATATGGTAATGCTATTTCTTCACTAGCCCATTCCAACACATTTTTGTTTTGATCACAGTAAACCATAAACTTTCTTTCCCACAAAGACCTAAAAATTATACCTGTAGGATCACCTTTATACTTTTTGGGGTGAGATGGTCGATATTTTCCTTTATAAGCCATCTAAATAGAAATGATATAGTAGAACTATTTAGAGTGACACGCCCAATACCAAAGAAAATATCTCAGATTTTACCTACGTTTCAGAATGTAGCACAATCATCTCATTACGTAGTTCAATTTGGTCTTCCTAATTATTCATCAGCTGGACCTAATTTAACTAAGTTCTTAAAATCAAAAGGAGTTGATGATAGGTTTGATTTACGTGAAATAGGATTATTATGTAGTAAGGCAGTTTTGCCTGGAAGTGCTTTTGCGACAATTGATGCTGTAGGTGAATATCAAGGTATTGCTGAAAGAATGCCTCATACTAAGAAGTTTGTTCAGATGCAATTAGAATTTTATGTTGACAATGAATATAAGTCATTAAAGTTCTTAGAGCATTGGATGGAATATATTAGTAATGGATCTGGTGGAAGTAATCTAGAAGATGCTTATCACTACAGAATGAATTATCCAAAGTCATATAAATCTCATAGTACTAAGATTATTAAGTTTGAAAGAAACTATAGACAAACACTTGAATATGGTTTTCGTGGATTGTATCCAATTGAATTAAACTCAACAGTTGTTCAGTATCAAAACTCTCAAGTATTAAAAGCAACTGCATCATTTAATTATGATAGGTATGTTTGCGGTAAAACTTCAACTGCATCTGTTGGTTCTGGTTCTGATAGAAATAAGTCTGCTGCAGAGAGAGCAATGATGGCTGGTGGCGGTGGCGAAGGAACAAGTCTTTTAAACCCACCAGCAAAAGTTGGACCAGGAAATAAAGATTTAATACCTCCAAGATCTCAAGAAGAAATAGATTACGCAAATCAACTTGGAGATAAATTGTGGGGTAGTAATAATCAAACTCCTTCTAATACTGGTTGGTTTGACGCTGGATAAAATCTAAATAACCCCTATAAATAAAATTACTGAATTGAGCAT